ACCTGCTGTAGATGACTATATAGAAGAAGCATTTGAACGATGTGGATTAGAAATTCGTACAGGTTATGATTTAAAAACTGCTAAAAGATCACTTAATTTAATGTTAGCTGAATGGGCTAATCGTGGTTTAAATCAATGGACAATTGTTCAAAGAACTCAAGCATTAGCAGCTGATGATACAGAATATTCTCTTGGAACAGATGTTATTGATATATTGTCTGTTGTTCTTAGAAGAAGCAGTACAGATCACAGTGTAACAAGAATAAGTCGTGATGATTATTTAACTATTCCTAACAAAGCAACGACAGGAAGACCCACGCAATATTTTTTAGATAGACAAATAACTCCTAATCTTAAAATATGGCCCGCACCAGAAAATTCCACAGACGTTCTTTATTATGACGCTTTGACACGTATGAATGATGCTGATGCTCATACAAACACTGTAGAAGTACCTTTTCGTTTTTACCCATGTTTAACAGCAGGTTTAGCATATTATATATCTTTAAAACGTGCTCCAGATCGTATACAATTATTAAAAAATATTTATGAAGAAGAATTTGATCGTGCTATGGCAGAAGATAGAGATAGATCATCTTTTAATATAACTCCTAGTATGGATTACTATAAGGTAGGTTAATGTCAAAATTTGCAAACCCGAAAAACGCATGGGGAATTTCAGATCGTTCTGGATTTCGTTATCGTTTAGGAGATATGCGTAAAGAGTGGACAGGATTTATGGTTGGCAAAGATGAATTTGAAGTAAAGCACCCGCAACTTGACCCTACTCGTAAAAAAGCTGATCTCGAATCATTGCGTAATTCAAGACCTTCAAGATCAGAACCTGTAGTATCTGTATTGTTAAGAGTTAATCCTTTTACAACAGGAACATCAGGACAAAGCTCTACTACAATTACAGTTCAAGAACATTCACATGGAAGAACCGTTTCTAGCCAAGTTCGTTTTAGAGATGTGGCTCCTTTTGATGGTATATCTTCTTCTGTAATGGAACTAGCAATAGGTTATGCCATAGCAAGTGTTGTTGATACAGACAATTATACAGTTAGTGTTTCTGCGACAGCTACAACAGGTTCGATAAAAGGTGGCGGTAAAATAGCTTCGGCTGGTCCTGTAACATTGGAGAATTAAATGAGTTATACATTAACAACATTAAAAACAGCTATTCAAGATTATACAGAAAATTCTGAAACAACTTTTAAAAATAATTTAAGAAATTTTATTAGATCTACAGAAAATCGTCTTTTTAAAATGATTGATTTTGAAGTATTTCGTAAAAATGTAACAAGTGCAACAAGTTCTTCTGATAAATTTTTATCTGTACCGACAGACTTTTTTTCTCCATTTAGTTTGTCAATAACTAATTCTAGTAATGTTCAATTTTTATTAGAAAAAGATGTTAACTTTGTACAAGAGTATAATCCTAATCCTGCAACTACAGGTGTTCCCAAATATTATGCAAGATTTGATGTTGATAACTTTATATTAGCTCCTACACCAAATAGTAATTACACTTGTGAATTACATTACTATTACAAACCAACTAGTTTGGCAGATAGTACAATTGTTCTGACTGTTGGACAAACAAGTAGCTTTGCCGTTAATGAAACAATTACTGGTGCTGCTAGTGGTGCAACGGCTACAATTAGCAGTAAAGATGATAGTACAAATAAACTTACAATAATAGTTCCAACAACAGATTTTACTGTTGGAGAAACAGTTACAGGTGGTACAACTTCTCACAGTTCAGCTATTTCAGCTATATCAAGTGATACAACAACAACTTGGTTAAGTAAAAACTCTATTAACGCTATGCTTTACGGATCGCTTGTAGAAGCGTATATATTTATGAAAGGTGAACCAGATGTGATAAAAATGTATAGTGATAGATTTATGGAAGAAGTAAGCCGATTAAAAGATTTTGCTGAATCCAGAGAAAACGCTGATGCTTATAGGCAAGGGCTACCTAGAAGACAAAGAACATAGGAGATAAAATATGGCAACTTCAAATGCAGCAACCAATTATTTAGAAAGAAGGTTGTTAAACTTTTTATTTAAAAACAATGCAGCTATAGGAGGCGTTACTTTTGCAAGTCCTGGTGACAGTATTTATGTAGGACTAGCAACAGCCGTATCTGCCGCTGAAACAGGTTCAGTAACAGAAGCAAGTTTTGGTGCTTATGCAAGACAGCAAGTTGCCGCAGCTAGTTGGACAACAATAGGTGCTGACTCAACAGATACACAGACAGCCAAGAACACAAGTGCAATTGAGTTTCCAGCAAAGTCAGATAGTGGCAATGTAACGATTACTCATGTGATTATAGCCGATGCAAGTTCAAGTGGTAACATACTGTTTGTTGGAGAATTGGATGCAAGTAAGACATTAGCACAGAATGATATATTTAGAATTAACGCAACAAACTTGAGTATTGAGTTGAAGTAATGGCTTTAACAATAAAAGACAGAGTTAAGGAAACCACAACCACAACAGGTACAGGAACGT